AAGCTCCGTGAGCGTAATGTGCTGATATGTTTGATGGAGATGCTAACCCTACAAAAATAGCATCGTATTGATCTAAATACTCTTTTGTATATGTAAAGTGTGGCTTTGTCAGAACAACTTCATGCCCTAACTCAACAAAAGCATTATGGAGAAGACCAGTGAAAGTCGGATAACGACTTATTGCGTTCTGGGACGACTGAGATGCTGTGCATCCAGTAACTAGTATCTTCATAATTTCCTTATCTTGGATTACTAAATTGCTACCCAACAAACTGTTGGGTAGCAACCTAGCAAAACCAGCTTAGAACGGTGAGGCTGGGGCTGCAGCAGGAGCAGGAGCGGCAGCAGGTGCTGGCGCTGGAGCAGGAGCTGGAGCAGCTGCAACAGGTGCTGGAGAGGCTGTCTCGCCATTCATTGCAGCAACTGTCTGTGCGCTTGGGTAGTAGTTCTTGATTTCGTTCTTCTTGGCTCCGTTATATAGACGGCTACCAATCTGAGCACGGAATCGACGACCCATAATTGCTTGCTCAATCTGAGCATTTGTTGGGTTGTTGTCAAAGTATCCGCGACCAATTCCCATAGCGTGGAACTTCTTAAACAAGATTCCCAGCGCTGCTGGAGAATCTGGTGAGACAACTAAGTTATCCCATACAAGACGCTTATTGTGGGCTCCGCCCTCAACCTGCGCCTTTACTTTGAACATGGTTTTGCCAGATTGCGATGTTGTCGCAGTGGCTTCAACGACTACGAGATCGTAATCGCCGTCTGGTAGAGGTTCGTAATTACCCGAATCACCAGCGTCTTTAATGAGGTCTGCCCAATTGCGTGAACTCACTGAGTGCCTTCTTCCTTTGTAGTTGTTTCAGCTGCCGCTGCTTGTTTTGGTCCAAAAACAATGTCTAGCATTTTTTCAATTGACATGTTTTCTTGTTCTACGACTTTGCCAAGGCGTCCTTGGACACGCTCGCCAGCTTCGTATTGATTAGTGCGTTCAACATACATACGACGAACTTTGTATGGCTGCTGAGTTGGATCTGGGTTCATACGTTCTTCAACAGTAATTGCGCCCAGAATGTCGTAGAAGTAAGGAGCCTGAATTGCAAGCTGACCTTGTAGGTATGGACGATAACGACCATCCTTATCAAGACGAGCCATTGCAGTTAGGACTACTGCTTCTAACGGATTTGTTGGATGCATTGTTAAGTCACGGAGATCTCGTAAGAGACCACCCATATGACGCAACAACTCTCCCCACTGCTGCTGTGTCATTTGATTAACACCAGCAATGTTTTCCAAACACTTCACTTGAAGCTCAGATACAGAGTCAATAATTAGACTCTTGAAATGATGCTTTCCAAGTTGAAGCCATTGGTATGTTTTTAGAACAGTATCGTAATCACGAACTGTGACTACAACAGTGTCCCATGTGCCATCTGCAATAGGTGGTTCCTCTCGCAGTGGATCCCAGTACTTGACGATAATAGGCAAAAACCTGTGACCGCCTTCTACGTCAAGCATGAGCCGTGGGTAAGGTGCAGTGACAGCAAGACTTGATTTACCAACCTTGCTCTCTCCGTACACCATTACAGTAAGAGAGCGTTGAATTTCGCTCATCGTCACTCACTTCCTTTTTTGTCAGTTGTTTCGTAGTACGCATATGGGTCTGCGACCTCATATGAATCGCTAAGTGCTTGTTCAACGGCGCTTCCGTCGTCAAACATTGGGCATATAGCGAAAAATTGGCATTTCCATTTACAGTCCCTAGTTGGGTGAGGATATGCAACATAAGCGTGATCTGCTCCTGTATCAAGAGCTTTACGGGTATTCATTAGGTCAGAGATAGTTCCGTGAATGCGATTCCAAAAAGAACGCATTGTAAAAATATTATGACGAATTTCAATTTGATCGTAAAAAGGTGGACGAGCATTTGCTGTGCGCTTTACCTTCTTTAGTAATGTAAAGATACCGCCTTCAGAACGCTCTGCTTCATCTGCCTTAGTAGATTCAAGAAGCATGTATGTGAGTACCTGCTCATTCATAGGGGCAAGGTTGGCAAAGTCGCTAAGAGAGCCACCAACAGTTTTGAAGTCACGGAACATACGAACTCCGTCAGCCTTGCGACGAACACGCATATCAAGCTTTCCTTGAAGCTCAACATCGCCATTAAACAAAGGAACAATCACAGTTTCTTCTGTAGAAATCATTTCTAGTTCAGCATCGATGCCTTCTTCTTCAACCCATTGTTCGTAACCTTCGAGCATGATGCGTCCCATTTCAGCTTCTTGCTCCAACTGGTATGTGTCTTGAAAGTCTGCAAGAAGCAACTTTCGATCTGTCTCGACCAATTCAGAGTGAGCTTGTAGGAGTGGAAGACCTTGAGCATAGTGAGCATCTAAAGCTGCGTGAATACGACTACCGAATGCAAGAGCACCAGTCATATCCCTGTTCTTTGGTTGAAGACGACGATAGTAAGTAAGCCACCATCGACGACGACAATCTTTAAATGTTTGTAGTTCAGAATTTGAAAGTCTTACTACATCGCTCATAGCGCCCCTGCCTTATCATCCTTGAGCAACTTCATCAGTTGATCTTTGTCTCGAACAATCTGTTCGAAGTTATCTGATTTTGTTTCTAGTACTTGTAAAACTCTTTCTTCAATTGTTCCCTCTGTTACATAATCCATAATCAATATTGAGTCGTGAATTTCACTTCCAATACGATGTACACGATCTAGCGCTTGCTTATGGTCAACTAATGACCAAGGTCTCTGAAGCATAACAAGACGACGAGCGGTAGTCAACGTGATACCTACTCCACCAGCCTGTGCTGTAAAAAGAATCCACTTAATACGGCCTTCTTGGAAATCATCTACTGCCTTCTGTCGCTCATCTTCTGTCTGAGCACCTGTGATAAGTCCGTGTGGGATTTTTGCCTTTGTCATAGCAGCACTAAGGATCTCAATTAACTGACGAGATACGGCGCAAACAGCAACTGAGTCATCCCCAAAGTCTCCATTGCTAATATCATCCATAAGCGAGTCAACCTTGCAAGATGGTTCTGTCAGTACAGTTTTAATCTCACCAGTTGTCTCATCAACAGTCGTATCGGCATATGAACTAGCAAACTGAAGTAATCGTGTTGTCTGAGTAAGAATACTTGGAGCTGTAAGAGCATCTCCAGATTCGAGTTCAGCAATCATTGTGTCACGCATCTGCTCATAAGCCTTCTTCTGCTTAGGAGACATTTCTATATCTCTACGCTCATTTACAATTGGAGGTAGGTGTGGAAGCACTACCTTTTTAAGCATTCGTCGCATAACAGGGTTTACAGATTTATAAAACTCATCTTGCATCATTGGCTTAACACCAATAACCATCATTCCACCAAACGCATTGAGCATAATGTCAATCATTCGGTCAATCCACTTTGTCTTGCTTGGCCAATCTTGAGGAGATAGCCAGTGAAGAATAGACCAAAGGTCCACAACATTGTTAGCAATTGGAGTACCAGTTAGCGCAAAACGAATCTGAGCATTACCTGTTGCTGACCAAAGAGCACGACTTTGCTTTGACTTAGGGTCTTTAGATCTGTGAATTTCATCTGCTACTACGGCTTTAAAATCAATGTTGTTTAACTCTCTAGGATGAACTTCACATCGAGTCTCTGTGACAGCCTCATTAAGACCTCCGCAAGGTTTGCAGTGAACTAAGGCGATAGAGCCGTAACCTGAAAGCCTTGAGTGAGAGCGTAGTGACTCCCAATTAATAATATAAATATCTGCACCAGACTCAAATTGCTTTTTGCGTTGAGTAGATGTTCCCTTGATAACTTGAGTTTTTACGCCGGGCCACCAACGAGCAAACTCTCTAGCCCAGTTCTTCTTCAAAGTGTTAGGGCAGACAATTAGGATAGGGAAAACTTCTTCTCCAGAGTCTTGAATGGCTTTAAGAGCACGAATTGCTTGGGCAGTTTTACCTAGGCCGGGCTCGTCAGCCAATAAAGCCCTACGAGCCGTTTTAAGGAACTGAACACCAGCCCTTTGATGCGGGAACAAGTCTTCGTCTCCCTCTGCCGTCTCAAGCTCTCTAAAGGCGTTAGATGGGTTGATACGGGTGTTTAACTCTTTTGTAGCCCACTCTGTTAGCGCTGGTCCAACAGTCAAGCCATCTCTAAAGGTTGAGCGTAGAGCAAGGCAGGTAGTCCAACTGAGTGGAGCTCTCCAGACTTGGTCCTTAGGGCTCCAGGAAGCCCCTGGAAGGCTCTTACAGAGCTCTTTATAGCGCCAGTCGGTAGTTAGGAGGATATGCTTTTTATCAGCATCCAATTCGGCTATTACAGACAACTCACCCTCTTTTCCCTATCATTATGTCATATGCGGTTGTAAAACTTTTTTGAAGAAGTTTAGCTTACCGCATATTAGTCTAGCAGAACTCTTGGTTTCCAGCCAGTTTTAACAAGCCTAAGTAGGGCGTGTCGTATTGCATCATTTGCGTGCCCTTCCCCCCCAACATGCCAAGTCCCTATTTTTCTAAGGGCTTCATTTGGGAACATAGCCTTGGCATCAGCTGGAGACTGCATAGAAATCTTTTCTGGGTCATACCCATGCTCCCTACAGATATGTTTTAGAACTCCTATCTGCTCAAGGCTATATGGAGCCTGAGAGTTGCGGACTGTTTGAGCATTAATAGTAAATCTTTCACATACAACAGTAAAGTCTTTGTGAAGGTTCCAACCATTTAAAAATGTATTCAAAGCAACACCATACTCTTCAGGCTGAGATTCACTAGCATAGATAATTGTTGGAGTTTCTTCAGGTCCAGCTAGAG